TTCGTGGCTGCTTACTGCTTCCCTTACCTTTCGGAGATCGTTGATGCAAAACATCGCTTTAGCAACCCCTGGGACCTGCTCAGGGTTATACCCTGCGCCTGATCCTAAGAGGATGCTATTTACTCGTTCTCAGTCTGGTTCGACTGGCCCGCGTCCTAAACCTCCGCCAGGAGGGCTTATGCCGATTAATCCTTACGTCTTTGACTCTCGTACCCTAATGATGACGCGTTTTACGCGTTACCAATATTGTACTTGGTGGGGGTGTTACCCCCCTGAAGTCCACTACGATGGGGATGACCTCGGCGGTCCGCCTTCCCTGTCTGAGGGCGCTTTCGATTTGTTGGACTACACCGACATGGCGAATACCTATAACACAGCACTTGATCGACTCAATGAGAAGAACAGGGGTGGTTTAGACCTCTCTGTTGATCTCGCTGAAGCCGGTCAGGTCGGCCGAATGGCCAATGTTACAGGCAACGCTATGCAGTATGCTCGCGACTTTCGTAAACGCTTCGGACCTCTGCGTGTACCTGGACAGCTTTGGCTCTCCTATCAGTACGGTATAAAGCCCCTCTTGGGGTCGATATACAGTGCTGCTGATGAGTCAGTCAGATTCGTTCTGAATAAGCTTGAAAGGCACTCCGCTAGGGCTAGTATCACGCGTTACCATCCGAGGATTCGATATGTGAACTCTTTCGGCAATGTCACCACATTTCAAATGAGGGGACCTGTCAAATCGAGTACCACTATCGGCACCGCTCTTACCAGTAGAGATACTGATCTTGCGCGGTGGACATCCCTCAATCCGGTATCGCTTGCTTGGGAGCTAATGCCGTTTAGCTTTGTTGTCGACTGGGCCTATGACGTTGGTTCGTATTTACGAAACATCGAAACAGGCCTAATCTACGACAGCAGATTTGTTCACGGCTACGTGACAAATCTCACGGCATTCAAGGGTGCTAACACTATTCGCTCGGGACAAAACCCAACGGATGCGTATGAAAATACGTTTTCCGGCACGGCTGAGTTCCTTCGGATAAGTCGAGCACCTTTGACCTCTTACCCACTTCCAAATCGACCACAAGTCGACGTAAATTTGGGTTCGTCTAGGCTTCTCTCTTTGGCAAGCTTGCTTTCCTTAGGGTTTAGCCCTCACACCCTGTCGGCACGAAACCGACGGGAGCCCAGGCTCTCTTTGAGTCCAACTTATAGGCGACGCCCACACAAGTGGGACGAGCCTTATACCTGGAGTTAACATGGCAAATGCCAGTAACATCGTCCTCGCGGACGCACAGGTGACCCCTGTGAACCACACCTTTGTTCCGGTCGGTCGTGATAAGAACGGCGTCTTCTGGTACGAGGATCAGTCTCAAGCCAACACTGTTGGCTTTTGGCGTGTTTCCATCGACCTGAAGAAGTCGCCTATCGCGGTGAGTGGTACTTCGGCTGCTGGGCGCACTTCGCGCGCGGTCATCGGTCTGCACGAGCCGGTTCTCGAAACCGTCTCTAACAGCACCGTTAGCGGGATTCCTCCCGCCCCGACCGTCGCGTACGTGCCCCGCAGCATCACGGAGTACATCATTCCGGAGCGTTCGACGGACATTGACCGCAAGAATCTGCGAAAGATGAATTATCTTCTTCAGAATCATGCTGACGTCATTGGCACCGTCGAATCTCTGATTCGCTATTCGTAAGAAAGGCGAACCAGATGATTGCAGCACACGTGAGTGTGGAGAGACTTGTTTTCAAGCTCCTCTGCAAACAGCTCGCACCGACGAAAGGTTGGGAGTCTTTGAGCGATCATGAGATCGCAAACTTGGACACTGACCCTTCGAAATTTAGCAACGCGACTGAATTCAAGCGTGCGTATGTCTGCAGCTCCTTTCTACGAAAGTGGAAGGGACTTGCAACAGGCGCTAACCTTGAAAAAGTTGCACTTGACGCCTGGTTAGGCGCCGAGCGGTCGTGCTTTCACACGAACAGGCGACTCGAACACGAAGCATCTACGGGTAACTACTCCGTAGCGCCGTCTTTCATTATGGAAGTTCAGCGTAAAATCAGACTCGTGCTAGGTCCTCTCGACGTTGATCGCATCGCCATGCTATGCCGGTTCGGTAACGGTGCCACCTCTGATCTCAGAAGAGGCACCAACGTTATCGGAAAAATGACGAAGCCAACGGTAACACTCTCTGCTATCCCATATGTCTGCCGCGTGCTCGCACGCGATGAGTATATGACTTCTTTGGTAGGAGGATTCTCCGACATCAAAGTAGTAACAGGAAACAGAGGGTTAACTGTCGACAAGAACGCTAAGACTAAACGCACTATAGCGGCTGAGCCCACATTGAACGGTTTCGTTCAACAGGGTATCGGTCGCCATATTCGTTATAGACTTAAGCGTTGGGGTATTGACTTGGATGACCAGACGATCAACCAAGATCACGCTTTCCACGCTCTGGTAGATGGTCTTACGACTATCGACCTAAAGATGGCTAGCGACACCCTTTGCACCAATCTGGTTAAGCTACTCCTTCCAAATGATTGGTTCGAGATGCTTGACGCCGTCAGATCCCCTCGTACTTACTGGGGCCAAAAGAGTTTCTTGCTCTCGAAGTTCTCTAGTATGGGCAATGCCTATACCTTCGAACTCGAAAGCTTGATCTTCTGGGCCTTGTGTAGCACAGCGGTTGACGGAGATGGTGTAGTCTCTGTCTACGGAGATGATATCGTGGTTCCCGATAGCCGACAGAGCGAGGTCCGTAAGGTCCTTGCCTGGGCGGGTTTTCAGGTTAACCATGATAAATCTTTTACGTCGCCTTCGCGATTCTTCGAGTCGTGCGGTAAACAATATTTCGATCTTGAGGATGTTACTCCTTGTTATCAGAAAGATGTATGCCGCAACCCCGTTGATTTCGTTAGGCTTCATAATCGTCTTGCTCGAGCGGGCGCTCGCCTCGGCCTCTCTAGAGAGATCGGAGTGTGCACTAAACTCGTACGGGACGTTTACCGTAGACTGTTTCCTCGTTCTGCTCTTCCCTACACTCTAGGACCGCCGGTTGAGTACGATGAGTACTTTATCGACTATTCATTCGAGTGGCGTGAAAACCAGGACAGCCTTCGCTTGCCGAGCCTCTGTCGTAATACGCGTAAAAGGCGTGCTACTGACGTCGAGGAATTCGGCTCGCTCGGGTGGAAACTGAGACAGCCCTTCACACTAAACTCCGACCCTAAGGGGTACGTAGTTTTTGAGAAAGGGCTAGCGCGGACGCGTGAGAAGCTGAAGCGCCATTGGCGAAGCTCAGTCCGTGATGGACCTGGCTAGGCTTTTGGGTTAACA